AACCATATCTAGTTCAGCAATCATAGCTGCTGTGTCATCATAATCTTTTGCGTCTGTTGCAAATTCAAAGTATTTTACGCCATCAATTTTGCGTTCTACGCTATAATCTAGGCTTACTAACTGTATATCTTTGCGTCTTAATAATGGTTGTAAATCATCTTCTGTGAGCTTACGACCTTTAGCATTAGTGAGTTTAATGCCACCTTTTGTAGTGATGCCTATGACTTTCTTTTTATAAGAGTCAAACAAAGCTCTCCACATAATACGTTTTTCAGGATCAGCTTTTAGATAAGGTGTACCAGGAAAGTCTTTATTATTATGTCTAAAGAACTCTGGTAATCCACCTACACCACATCTGTAATCAAATTCTTTATCTGCTATCCATTCAGGATGAGCTTCTTTACGAGTACCATGTACTTCTGCTTCAGGAAAGCTACGTCTAAATAATGTTTCTAGTTTAGGGTCACAGTCTATATATACTTTCTTACTAGCTTTTATAGCGTCAGGAATACATGAGCCATAGAATATCTCATCACCTAAACCTTGTTCACCATAGATAACTAATGTTTTATCAGGTGTGCCATCCCATCTTACTTCGTTACCATATACCCATTCTTTACGGAACTTACCACCTAAAGACTTACCCCATTCTTTCCAGCCTTTATCATATTCACCTTTGGCTAGATAACTATGTGCTAGGTTTAATTGTGCGTGTAAATCTGTAGGATTGCATTCTAAAGCCATATTACATGACTTCTCTGCATCATCCCATTTAGACATCTGTACTAGCGTTGCTGCTGCGTTAGAATAAGCTAAATGATAGCTAGGGTCTAGTTCTGCTGATTTTAGGAAGTATTGTATAGCTTCCTCTGGCATATCCATTTCGTGAGCTGCACGACCTAGAGATGTCCATAATGCTTTGTTACCTGGTTGTTCTTGTAATGCTCTACGGAAGAATTGGTAAGCAAATGCTGGTTTATCACCTTGTAGCCAAATATAACCTAAGAAGTTTAGTGTAGCTGCATCATTAGGATATATCTCTAATACTGTGTAGATTAGAGGTAATGCTTCGTCATACGCTTCCTTAGTAATAAGGTCGTGTATAGCTAATTGTATATTCTTTAATTCGTCTTTATCCATTACTTCTTATTTTTATCCATATCTTTTAGAACTCTATCTGAAGCAATGTTACCTATAAATGTTCCTGATACAGATGCTGCAAATTGTGTGCATCCTGTAAGTAGCATACAGATAATTAGAATATATTTAGCCACGTTTAGTAGTCAGTTTTAAGTATGGATAGTTCTCGTTGATTTCTTTCATCAACTCTTTTGTTTGGTTAGGGTTATATATATCTATCCCTTTTTGTTTTAGCTGCATTTCCACTACTGGTGGAATACTAGCAAAGTGCGCCCATTCTTGTTTAACGCCTTTATCCCATGTATCTGGGTTATCTCTTGCTTGTTTAATCTTGTCTAACATTCCACTTATATCTTGTGTAGAAGTTAGGTAGTATGTATCTTTAGCTGGGTCGTAATCAAAGTATTGAGTTACACCTGTTACGCTATTGTGGTCAAACAGTATTGGCATTTAATACCCAATCTTCAGCTATATTTTCAGCTTGTTGTTCTGTTAATGCTACTTGGCTATCTAAATATGAATTGTCTTTATAAAACATAACTTCATATTCTCCTGCTATTTTGCATACATTAGCAGTTTTATTATCGTTTTCAAATGTTGAAAGTATCATATATAAAAATACAAAGAGGGCGAATTAACACCCTCTATTGTATCACATCTACTTACTAAGCACCTACGTTTTGTACTTTAGCATGAGCATCTGGGTTTTGAACCACTAATGCGTATTCTGCTGTGAGTAACCATTTTGTGCTATCGCCTGTTTTAGCAAGTTCTTCTTTGCTCATTGGGCGTAGTGAAGCTAAACCAACATAACCAGGATCAACGCAGAGAACAGCTTGATCTCTCATGAAACGGTCTAGTTTAACTGTGTGGTTACCGAAGTCTGAAACGTAAACGTCTGCAGCGCCAGTAATTGTTGCTTGTGTTGTACCTTGAACATTGTTGAACTTAGTAGCAATACCTGCAAAGCCTGAGAAACGAGCTTTGTTAGTTGCTGACATAAGGATTAATGATGGTTCGCCACCATCTGTCCAAGCTAATTGTAATGCTGATTTTAGGTCTGCTTCAATGAATGTTACAGAAGTACCATCTGTTGGTGATGCTACTGTGCCATTTGAGAAGCCAGGTGTTGTACCTGCTGTAGAACCTGTTGCAATTACTCGGTTAGTAATCCAAGATTCAATACCTGCTGTTGATCTAGCTGTTGCTGGACCACCTGCTGAAGAAGCTTGGTTACGTACGATTGCATATTCCATGTCACGTTTAAGTTCTTTACCAGCTTTCATGAGTTGGTAAGCAACTTCAGACTTACGACCATACTTACGTACTACGTCATATGTGTTTGAAATTTGAACTGTCTTGCGTGAGATTTGTGTGTAGTTACCTAATACTGTTGTAGCAGGTAATGTTGCGAATGAAGCGTCATCACCTTCAACAGATGTATTAGTACCAGCTGCTGCTAGTGCGTCTGTTTGCCATTGATGGTATGTTTGACCTGCTGACATTCTTTTTGCTAATGAAAGCAATGGTGTATCTTCTGGAGAAATATCAAAAATGATATCCTCAAATGATTCCGCTATACCTTTACCGGTGTAGCTATTGGTTGCTGATGCTGCCATGATTATCGTTTCCTTTGTAAATTAAAGCATGTTTTCTATGAGTTTTGCAGCCATATCTGATTTGCCTGTTTTACGTAATGATTCACGTAATTGACGCACATTAGAATTGGCTTCCGCTTTTGTATCTTTAGCTCCAGGTTTCACTACTGGTTTAGCGCTTGATACTTTTTTCTTTACAGTAGAATTTTGTTGTAGTTTGCGCCATTGCATAGCGTCATGCAATACCTTCACGTGACGAGGGTCAACAATTGCGTTGAGTTCTGCATCAGTAAAGCCATAATCCTTGCCAGTAGATAACAATGCTTGGTTAGTCTCAGGACTCCAATTTGGTATCTCTTTAGCTAGAATTTCCTTACCTTTAGCTATCTTCTCAGCCATCAATTGCGTTTGCTTCTGAACGACTTCTTGCTTCTTGGCTTCAAACTGTGAAACGAGTGTACTACGTTCTTGCTGTAGTTGGTTATATGTAAAGAAAAGTTTTTGCGCTTCCACAAAATCATTATCAGACAATTGTTGCCAATTCACGTTAGCATATTGGTTTAATTGTTGGTCTAATGCTGTGATCTTTGCTACATCTTCAATCAACACATTGTTAAGTTGCATTTGTTCTTGAAAGGCTTGCTCTTGAGCTTTAATACTCTCAGCATAGGCTTCTAGCTCTTTACGTTGTTCTGCTACTTGTTGTGTCTTTTGCGTGTAGTCTAAGCCTTGTTGTGCTAATGCTACGACTTCGTCTAGTGGCTTTTCAACTTCTTCACCATTAACTTTTAGCTTTAGGATAGCAGGAACTTCATCTTCTTCAGACTGTTCTACTTCTTCTGCTTCTGCTTCTGGTTCTTCGTCTGTTGCTTCTTCTGTCTCTACTTCATCAGTAGTTTCAGCTTCTGCTTCAGCCTCTAGTGGTGGTTGTTCTCTTTCTTCTTCTTGAACTTCAGTTGGTTTAACGTCAGTTACAATACTATCACCTAGCATAGCCTCTAATCGGCTTTGTGGTGACTGTTCTGGGACTTGGTCACTCATAATATTTTCCTTGAAATTAGACAATAAAAAAGACTCTGAAGAGCCTTAAGTGGGCTTGTCCTTACCCAAATTTGTGTAATATATTATACATTTTAATGGTTAATATAGCTTAAAACTGCCTATATCATACATTATAATAGCTTATACATTTTGCCTGTCAAAATGATTTTCACTCAAAATACAGACAAATTGCTTTTGAATGAAACACTTATCCAAATATTTTAAACTTAGGTCTGTCCGTTTGGATAGATGCTAACTTACCTGTTTGCATAACGTCAGTAAGTTGTTTGTTAATTTGATTTAATAACTGTAGTGCAATTACTAATCTATTGTGAGTTTTCTCATCACCTAGTGGACTTGTTGTCATACTAGCTACGATATTCTCACGTACTTTAGCAATAGCTTCTTGATACACAGGGTTATCTAGGATAACTGCTGCTTGTTCACCACGTTTAATTTCTTCTAATGACTTATCCGCCATACATCATTCCTGACTGTGCTTTAATTTGTGCAATAGCTAAGTCAGTTTCTGCTTTTAATTGTGCTTTAAAGCGTTCCAACTCAGCTTGAGCTGCTATCTTCTCACGTTCTATTATAACATCATTTTGTGATCTGAGTTGCTCTTGTTGTAGTTGTGCTTGTGCTTTCTCACGTTCAATCTGTAATTGACCTTGAACAGCGATTTCTGCTTCTGAAGGTTTGTCTTCTTGCTGACCTTCTTGTTCAGGTGTATTAGCTGGATTAACCCAGAACTCTTCAGGATTCTTAAAGCCTGCATTCTGTGTGAGTTTAGCTAACGCATTGTAAATCTTTTCAGGATTAGTTAAGCCTACTTGGATAGCTTCTTTTTGCATATTTAAGATAGTAGTTAAGTGTACTAATTGTTGATCTTTATTACCTGCACCTAAGCCTACAGAGATAGATAAGTCTTTACGATCTTTCCATTCTCTAGGATCAACTTCTACCCATTTGTTTCTGATACGTACAATATCTGGTTTAGTAAGTGTTGTTCTAACTAATCTGTGAACTAGTTTAAATAGTTCTTTTACGCCTGTTTCAGCAAATGTTCTAGCTACTAACTCTATGCGTTGTTGTGACGCATTCATGATTTGTGCTACACCGGTAGCTGTCTTATTAAGACTGTTAGCATCTAAACCTTGATTGTATGCTGTAACACCTGTTCTCTTCTCTTTCATAGAGTCCATGTATTCAACCATACCGAATGATGATGCTGGTAATGGTGGATGTGATAAAGGCATAATGCCTGAACCTGGATCACCTTCTACACGAACAATACCACCTGGTCTTGATGTAAGCATATCGTCTAGGTTTACACGATCAGAGATAGCATAACGACCATTGTTAGCTAGATACATATTATCTAACTGACCACGAATAAGTGTGGACTTGATTAACTGAATGTCCATAGTAAGATCAGCGTATGATCTACCGATATGTCTATGTGGCATAATCATAGGTGTGATACATGCAAAAGGTACATACTCTGTTTTCTCTTTGTAGAGAACTGTATTACCTAAGATAACCACTCTATGACGTTCACCGTCTAGTTTAATATATGTGTCTTTAACTAATGCTTCATCTGACTCAATAGCTCTATCATATTCTTCGTCATAAATATCACGTGCATTAGATTCTTCTTCAAACGTATCACGTAAGTCTGACATGATAGATTTGATGTATTCTAGTGGCTTGTCAAATGTTTCTGCAATATCTGACAATTGCATAACTTCTCTATGTTGAACGAATCTAGCGTCTTGTAGATTAGGACCTGATACTTCTACAGATACCATCATGTTTTCAGGTGCTACGTTCTCAATGTTAATCTCTGTCTTTTTCTCTGTGACTTTGAGTTTAACGTCATGTAACATAAGTTGCATAACTGACATTGGATCTACACCATTCATTGCTGCTTGTTGGTAAACAACATCCATATTGACAGATGGGTCAGCGTATGCAGTATGCTCTAATACTTCTGTATTCTCATCTGAAGCCAACATTTGTAGTTGTGCGTCAGTTAGACCTTGATACTCGTATTCTTCTATTTCTTCCTCTTCTTCAGCATAGACTTTTACATAGCCATTCTTAGAGAGTAATGCGTCTTTAAACCATACGTAGAATGTCTTAAA